GCGCTTTTATATTGTATTGTCATGACATGAAGTAGTTAAATATATCTTGTTCTTGTTTTAAGTCTTGTTGAAAAGAAAAGTTAAGTTGATTTTTTACTGTATCAATAGACTCTAATATTTGTCTTTGGTTCTCGGAACTGTATTCCTCTTGTGGTTCAGGTATGTATACACTTATCTTTGCCATTACGCCTCTTCCTCAAATTCTTCTCCAGCTTTTACATATATTTGCATTTTTTGTTCATCAGTAAGTGGACCTTGATTTTGTTCATAAAATTTAATAAACTCTTTAGCTCTAATACGATCATCTGTTTTCCTAAAAAATTTTGTATCATCTAATTGTTGTAGCTTTGGCATAATTTTATCAGCAGGTACGCCAAACCCCATTTCTTGTAAGGCTTTATTTTTTTGTGCTTCATTCATACCAACTTGCATAAATTCAGAAGCAACGTCAGAGTTAGTTATTCCTGATTGATCTGTATTAAAATTTGTTGGTTCCAAAGGAAGAAAAGGGTTAGGTTCAAATTCATCTTCTCGTTGTTGCATTTCTGTTTCAGAAAGATCTAACATATTACCTTCTGGAAGGGGATTTTTATTTAAATAAAAATCTTGTAAGGTTCCTCCTAATTCATCAGGAAAATAATAGTCTTCTCCCCGCTTAGTTAAAGCTTCCATTTCTTTACGATATTGATTTAATCCACCTACGGGATTAGTAGATGAAGTAGAATTTATGTATGATTCAGAAGTATTTTGCGGCAACATTGTTTGCTCAGTATTTTCTGCAAGCTCATTACCAAAATCAAGAAATTGTTGTGCATTTTGATTTGTAGTTTTAGGAACAATTCCCATACTCTGTTTTAAATCAGCAAGTCTTTCATCTAAATCAGTATTACTGTAATCTCCATCAGAATAATTTCTGTCTAATGTATTTTGTATTGTATCAATTCTATCAAGATTAATTCTACCTTGTCTAGCGTCATCATATTCTTGTTGGGTTCTGTAGCCTGTAAGTTTTTCTCTTTGATCTCCCATAAAATTTGTAAATTTACTTTTTGCGTTTGACATATTTAGTGGAATACCAGTAGCCATCCCAGCTATTTGCATTAAAATTTTTCCAAGTCCACTTTCTCCAAAACTAGGTAATTGATTTCTAAAACCAATTTGGTTTAAATTAACCGGTTTATATTTTCTAGGAAAAAAAGATGATTTTTGACTTTGATTAAATCTAGCCGCATTATTTCTATTTAAATTATTTACAAATTGTTTTTGGCCTTTATTATAATCAGCACCTGTTAAATTACTTGGTCTTCCGCTGCCACCTTTAGGGCCACCTTGATAACCACCGGTTCCTGGACCAACTTTATTATTTCTATCAGGAACTTGACCCATGTCAGATCCACCCGCATAATTTATTCTTTTATCTATTGTCATTATCTACGTCCATCTGGTTGTGCATCTAATCTTAGTGTACCATAACGCCAAGTTTCACCAGTACTATCATTTTCTATTTTAAGAGAAAGTAGTCTGGCTCTTGCACGAGTGTCTACTTTATCAGTAGAAGAAGTTATTGTAAAGGGACCAAGTGGAGAACTTGCAGCTGTGTTATTTGGATAATCATTTATAAACAAAGTAACTTTGGAGTTCCCTGTTAATATTTTGTAGTCAGGTATAAATCTTCTAACAGACATAAAAAACTCACCATCTCCTCTAATATCTGCAATATTTTGATTGTTAGTTATATCAAAATCACCTGATCTAATAAAAGCATTTATAGAAGTTGTTCCTGTTGTGTTGATCTGATCTGTTCCTTTTTCGTGTTCATAGTATATAGAAGCACCTGCTGTATTTGTAATACCTTGAATAGGAAATACTGGAGTTGCTGATGTACTATATTCAGTTGCAAAAGGTAAATCAAATACACCTTGATCCATATAACTAGATCTAGCTAAAGAACTTGTTGTCCAACAGTTTTCGCCATAGTTAAATGTAACACATCTATCTATCTGTGTTGAATTAGCTTTTGGATAAAACCAGTTTATCTCATTATATAAACTATTGTGCTCTGCATACGTTACACCTGCAACACTGTAGTTAATACCTAAATTATCTCCTCCTGTTGTAAATACAAAATCTTCAACAAGACATGGTAACATCTTAACTGTTCCATCATAAACAAAGAAACCACCTTCTCCTGACATCCAGAAAATTCTACCATTAGAATAACTCAAAGCATTTTGACCAATCAAACCACAGTTGGTTCCAACTTGTCTTACACTAAATGTAAAAGGTGCTCCAATAAATTGAATTATGTATGCAGCACTATCAGTTAAAACAAGAGTATAATCTTTACCTTGCACTGCTCCTCTAATTTCATTACCAGTATCTAATCTAAAAGTACCAGATGTATTAGTTGCTGTTGGAGTATAGTCATTTAAATTTTCTTGGTCCGAGAACCTAATAAACATTGGATCTTGTGTTCCTACGCTTCCTATTGTTGTCTCTGTTCCAAAATGAAATACATGTCTATCTCTATCAGATACTAAAGTAAATCTAGAAGCTGTTGGGTTTGCTGATGTAGAAAAACCAGATGTTGATGTAGAAGCTCTAACTGTTCTTGCACTAGTCGCGCCTGCATTCCAAGTAAATGTTTTACCATTATGTATAGTTGCTATAAGGACTTCACCAAAATTATCCAAGGACCATTGTCCTGGATCTAAAATTACATTACTAGTTGATCTAGGTGTGTTCCATGTGCTTGCTCCCCATGTAGATGTACCCCAACCATAACCAGGGGTCTGGACTGGTGGACCAATTGTTACATAAGGATTTATTGTAGCAGCACCTGTAGCACTACTAGCACCTGCAGAATTAGAAGGCATAGTAATTTGAAACGTACCTGATTGAGAATTTAAAACTTCAAAAGTATTTCCAGTAAAATCTGCTGTTGAATAACCAGAGTTTGTTGGAATAGTTACACCTGTGAAAGTTATATACTCTCCATTTATTAAACCGTGACTTGCTTTGTTAACTGTAACTGTTGCTGATCCAGAAGTTACTGTAAAAGTTGCACCTGTAATAGCTGTATCTAAAGGAGTGATGTCAAAAAAATCTCCACCGTAATATAAAAACAAACCTTTGTTAGTTCCAATAGCTGAGTATTTTTCTCCTGCTAAACTAGTAAAAGCATGTTTAGCTCTAGCAGCACCTGGTAAAGTGCTAGATGTAAGTTGAGACCAACCACCTATTTTTTCTGGTAAACCATATCTAAATCTAACAAAATCTCCATCAGTCCATTGAGATTCAGCTCCTGATTCTGTGACTTGTTTGTTAAATCCTGGTTTAAAATTAAGTTTTTGTAACATATTTTATCCGTATTATAAAAGAAACAAGGACAAATATACTACTTTTTAAACCAACTTGGAAGACCTAAATGAGGTCGTTTGTCAAACATATTGTCTTTGGCTCCTGGTGTTTTACGATTGTTGTAGTGCAAAAATACTTGTGCACAGTCTTTGCCTTTAAATTTATTTCTCCAATGTTCTAGTTCACAACCAGAATATACTAACATATCGCCTGGTTTTAAATTTATTTTAATACCTTTCTTGCCGACTTCTCCAGAAGGCTCAAGATATATTGGCCAATCATCACCACCAAGATTCATAGTTGTAGATATCTCACAACTAAATCTATCCTTATGTCTTTTAAGGACATCTCCTTTTTTATATATTCTTGCATATGTGTAAGACGGATATAATTTTAAACCTGTTGTCTTTTCCATAATTGGTTGACATTTTAACATTAAAGTTTCCATAGCTATATCGGAATAGCTACTGTAGGTGTTTGGTATTTGTTGAGTTTGATTTTCATAGAACCCTAAAAATGTTTCATAAGGAGAAATGTATTTAGTATTAATACTTGTATCAAAAACTTGTTTCTTCATTAAAAAATAATTGTAAAGAAATAATGCTAAATCTTTATCAATCGCTTGTTTAATAACTACATATTTATTTTTTTTAAACATACTATTTAAATGGATATCCAAGGTTCCACATTACCAATGAATATCTTGTTCCTTTCGTTACTGGTTTAACTCTATGCCATACAAATGAAGGAAATACAACAATACTTCCTTTAGGCAATATTTCTTTTGCTTGTATTATATGTGTTTTTTTATTTCTTAAATGAGGATCGTAATTTCTAAAATCAAACTCTAGTTCTCCACCTTGATATTCTGATCCATCAGTTAGTTGACAGGTCATAGATAGTTTTCTTATTTTACCAAGATCAGGTCCAGGGTTTTGATAAGGTTTGTCCCAAGAGTCACAATGCCAATCATAGTATTGGTTTAATTTATATTTTGTAAATTGACAAGATTCACTTCGATCCCATTCAAAATTCCAACCTGAATTTTTATTTGCTGCATGAATATAAGGATGTAATTCTTTATATATCCAAGTATCATTTAACCAAACAAGATCTGAATTTCTCTTGCGTTTCATATCTTTAATTTCATTTTTAGTTAATTTTTTATTATCGTATCCACCTGTTCTTGCCATAGTGTCTGCTTTCGACAAACCGTGTTTTACAATATCATCACAAATTCTAGGTGGTATTACAGATGTAAAATACCAATAGTAATTACTTAAATTCATAATTTAAATATCTTTCTAGATCTTTCTTTTGCATAAATTTTTTACTGATACTTATACCTTATCATAACTATACCAGAACCACCAGATCCACCAGAACCAGGATTACCACTATTTCCAGCTCCTCCACCTCCAGTATTAGTTGTTCCAGATCCTCCTGTACCAGATCCTCCTGTAGAAGTTCCACCACCACCAACTCCCCCTGAAGCAGAACCTGACGAACCTGTAATAGCCGCACCTCCACCTGCAAAGTATCTTAAAGAACCATCTGGTCCTGGTGTTCCAAAAGAAGGACTTGGGTTAAAAGCTGTACCTACTCCAGCACCACCTGGAGAATTTGGTACCCCTGAATTCATACCTGTTGTACCTGCAGACCCTGCTCCACCTCCACTTGATTCTCCACTTCGATTTGCAACTTGTGGCACTGGACCACCTGGATTTCCTTGAGGAGGACTTACAGGAGGAGTATTTCCTGACCCTGCAGAAACTGGACTACTAGGATTTGATTTTTTTGCACCACCACCAGAACCTCCTGGATTACCACTTTTACTGTCATTATTAAATGCTCCACCTCCACCACCACCTGTAGATGTTATACTTGAAAAAACTGAATCTGATCCATTAGCTCCTGGAGGTTGTGGTCCAGATTGAACACCTCCTGCTCCTCCTGATCCAACAGTTACTGGATAACCTTGAGCAGTTACAGTTAAACCAGCTCCTGGATTAGCTAAAGGACTCCCTGTCCATGCAGCAGG